GATGAGTTCCTGCAGGTGAAGTCGGAGCGCGAGGACATATCGCTGCTGCATCACATCGTGGGGAGCATGATCCGCGTTGAGACTGTTCACGGCGCACAGGAGCGGACGATTGGCGAGCTGCTGATAGTTTGCTTTACCCGCGATGACACGACGGACGTTCGGTTGAAAGTGGCAGAGTCCACGCTTTCCCGTTATGGAATGAAGATCGAACGTGAATATGGGAATGTCGTAGGAGTATGGATAGGCCAGAGCATCCAGCCGATGAACCGGATCATGCAAACGTCTGTCTATTTCGAGGGCTGGGCTGGTGTCTTGCTGCGCCACCCATACGCCAAGAAGAGCACCGAGAGTGTTCGCTTCGGGGGCGCGACTTCACGAGCGATTTATCTACCTAAACAGGAGTGGCCAGTAGGACTATGGGAATGAAGAATAAACACGAAGGCACTGAATTAGCCTTCCAGATCATCCGCGATTGGCCGGACACTACGCTTCTGGGCAAGCGTCCGCATCAAGTTTCTGCGGCGTTTGGTATCAGCTTGGATACTGCTGAAAGACTGTTGAAAGAAGAGCGTCGTCGCCGTAATTTCTGAGTTGAATTACAGTGATGAATGTGCGAGATTGATAAAAACAACCGGAGAATGATATGAGTTTTGAAATTGAAGATGAACATGCGATTCCTGCTGCGCGGCAGCATAGTGGACGCCGAGAAAAATACCCTTGGTCGCAGCTGGATGTGGGCCAGAGCTTCTTTGTGAAGGATGTTGCGCTTCGCTCAATGAGCAGCACTGCGTCTCACGCTGGCCGTCGCAACGGCAAGAAGTTCATTGCCCGTGAGTCCGAAGGTGGCGTCCGGGTCTGGCGCTATGAGTGATATAGTCGAGGCAATGGACATTGACGGGCAGCTGTATGTGTCCGGCCACAATCTACCGCAATTTCTTGAGCGCGCTATGGAACGAGGCGCGGAGATCGAACGCGCCCGCATCGTGGCGTGGCTGCGTGATGACGTTGCCACAGTGATAAGCGACTTGATCAGCATACAGATCGAGGAGTGCGTCCATATGAAGGATTCCGTGGAGTGACTGAGGCAGAGGAAGAGCGCGCCCGTATTGTGGGTATAATCCAAGGGCGCATCGACATCCATAGCCGCTTCGTTGAGTTCTGCATGGAAAATGATGTGCGGGTAACGCCGAGTATCTTTAGCTCCTTAATGGAGCTGCGTTCATTGTTGCGAAAAATAAAGGAGGAATCGAAATGAAAAAGTTGGCGATTGGATTTATGATTGGGTTGGCTGCAGGCGCAGCGGCTCCGGCAGCAGCAGCTAAACTTGTTGGCGATACTGGTTACCTGTTCGGCTGGAGCGTGACCAAGGACGGCGAGGACATCTGCTACATGCCCTTCGTATGGACGGCGACCCGCGAGATCGAATGTGATTAAATGCTTAATCGACTGGGTGTTGACGCGCCTGTTTGATGGATATGGGGATTGGGAACAGTGAGCGACAGAGAAATCATCCGCACGATTGGATACATAACCGACGATAAGTATATCGCATCCTATCACGGTGTTGATGTGCGGCGTGTTTCTAATCTGCGTAAGCAGATCAGCAGGCGCAGTGCTGAGGTGCCGAAGAAGTCATATGTTTCCCGGAATACCGCGACCACTCCAGTGAGCAGTGAGCCTGACAACAAGCGCTACATCGATGCAAGAGATGGATCCAATGCGTTGCTCAAGGCACTGCATCAGTTCTTTGAGGCGCGTTTGAGGGAGCAAGCGCAGTGACCCTGCGCCAATTCCTGTTCGATAATTTCGGCTGGGATATTTATGAATGGGAAATAGATGACATCAGATTTTGACATCCGCAGTTCAAAGTATAACCTAAGCTCAATGGAAGTCGGTGATATTCGCACGTTTGATGCACCGGAGGCCGCTGACAAAAGACGAATCCGTCGCGCTGCGCACAATCAAAACGAGCGGACGGATCGGCATTATGCGACCACCGCCAAGGGCGACACTATCCGTATCATGAGGGTTAGATGAGCAGCAGAAACCTACCAAACCATCTTTACGTTTATGTGGACAGCGCATTCATTCGCAGGGATGGCAAAGGTTTCGAGCCTGCTGTTTGGTTCGCCCTGAGATCCGAGCCTGACCGGGCGTGGGGTTGTCACCTCATGCTGGAATGTGGCGCGGTCTATCGGAACGTGCCGCCTCATGCACTGGCGTTCTCTGACAAACCAGATGTTTACTGGCCGTTGGAGAAGGCGCAGGTCTGGGACTGCTACGGCACTGAGTTCGATGTTATCCGCTATGAATATCTGGCAAACCTTGAGGCGCGTTACGATGGCAGCGATGACCGAGCGACCTGCCTGTTCACTGCCTGCCCGCACAGCGATGGGTTCAGCGCAGCGCCAGACCAGAGCAAGGAGTTCATGTTCATGCGAACGACGGGTGATCGCCTGCTGATAAGGCCGACGAATATGGTTCTGTTCGAGGAGCGTAGCTTCACTGAGGACAGCGGCTGGCCTACCGACATTGCGACATCAACGCAGGTATGGCGGGCAGAGTGACGGATCAGCTTCGGTCGTGTCGTTAAGGCACTTTGGAACCCTGCTGGCAGGCCGGGGCGAAGATAGTCTGCCACATAAGGAAATCTATGGTTCAGCTTAGAGACTATCAAGAATCAGCCGTTCAGGCTGTGCGCGACAGCTTTCGCAATGGGCACAAGAAAACCCTGCTCGTTTCCCCTACGGGATCGGGCAAGACGGTGATCTTCAGCTACATCGCGGCAGGCATGGCGAAGAATAACAAGCGCATCCTAATCGTGGCGCACAGGCGCGAGCTGCTCAAGCAAATCAGCGGCGCGCTGAAGAAGGTGGGCGTGCGTCATGCTGTCCTATCTGGCGGGACGCCGGGTATTCCTATTGCCAATGTCGTGGTGGCATCCGTGTTCACGCTGGTGCGGCGCATGAAGATGATGAAGCCGTTCGACCTGATCATTGGCGACGAGGCGCATCACTTCACCCCTGACAGCAGCTGGGGCAAGGTCGTGGCTGGCTTCCCCTCTGCCCGTGTGCTGGGCGTTACGGCTACGCCTGAGCGCCTTGACGGCAAAGGCATGGGCCAGATGTTCGATGATATGGTGATGGGCCCTACAGTCGCAGAGCTGACCGCACAGGGCTTCCTGTCGCACGCTGTGGTCTATGCACCAAGCGCACCTGATCTTGGCTCTGTTGGTACGCGCATGGGCGATTACGTATCCAAGCAGCTCGAAGACGCGATGGACAAGCCGATCATCACTGGCAGCGCGGTCAAGCACTATGGTAAATACGCGCCGGGCAAGAAGGCAATCGCGTTCTGCGTGAGCGTTAAGCACGCCAAGGATGTGGCCGAAGACTTCCGTGTCTCTGGCTATGCAGCCAGCCACATCGATGGCGGCATGGATGATACTGAGCGGGATGCTGTTCTGAAAGCCTTCGAGGAAGACCGGATTCAGATCCTGACGAGCTGCGATCTGGTGAGCGAGGGCTTCGATCTTCCGTCCGTTGAGGTCGCGATCCTACTGCGCCCGACGAAATCCCTTGGCCTGTTCCTGCAGCAATGCGGTCGAGCAATCAGGCCGCACCCTGACAAGGAGAGGACGATCATCCTTGATCATGCCGGCAACACCGCAAGGCATGGGTTCATTGACGATGAGCGGGATTGGAGCCTTGCTGATGGGTTCGTTGCGAATCGCGGCAAGAGTGGAGAAAAGGTTGTATCCGTTCGGACATGCACTGCCTGCTTCGCGGTCCACAAGCCGACACCTACCTGCCCCATGTGCGGCCATGTCTATCCTATCACGGCCAGAAAAGTGAAGCATGTGGATGGCGATCTGGTTGTCACACGCCGCGAGGGTGATCCTGAAACTGAAACCATAGAGGGGATGATGCAGAAGAAGTTCCGCGTCCTCACCAGCGTGGCCCGCAAGCGCGGCTACAATAACCCGACGCAATGGGCATTCAATGTTATCTGCGGGCAAGAGGCATCACGCCTTGCCAAGAAGGTGGGTATGCGCGATGCTCAGACAACCAACGGCCTGACGGCAGAAGAGAGGGCTTCGATATGGAAGATGACGATGGGAACGAAACAGAGTTCCATTCGGTAGTTGTGCCGCTGTCCCTGATCCATGCGCTGACATTCGAGATGTTGCATGTGCTGGATCAGTGGCATGAAGATCGGAAGATTGATGTGATTGATCACCGGCAATGCTTCGCCGCCATGATGGCCGCGACTGAGGCTGTGCTTGAGCAGCTGGACAATGACGGACAGGAGCTAACCCTGCAATGAGCAGTGAAGCTGCAATCCAGCAGGCGATTCGTCTTGCACTGGGCCAGAGGCAGGACATCATGATGTTCCGGATCAACGTCGGTAAGTTCCGACCGCTCGATGGCGGAGCCCGTGTCATCCAGTCCGCGCCTGAGGGGACACCCGACCTGCTTGGCGTCATGTCACCGGGCCGAGCGTTTGCTATCGAGGTCAAGACCGAGAAGGGAAAGCAGCGGCTTGCGCAGGCAGCATGGCAGAGCGCATGGGAAAAACGCGGTGGAATATACGTGTTGGCGCGATCTGTTGAAGATGTTTACAAGGGACTTGACATAACTCCGTAGACATCTGTATACACAATGTAGGCCGACTGTATACGGCCAGTAACCGGAGAAAATAAATGGCTATTATACAAGTACGTGACCAGAAGCACTGGCACGAGTTGCGTTCTCAGCACGTTGGTGGGAGCGATGTTGCTGCGTTGTTTGGGCTGTCGCCCTATTCGAGCCGCTGGCAACTGTGGATGGAGAAGGCTGGCAAGCTGCCGCCGGAGGACATCTCTGGCAACAAGGCTGTGCAAGCTGGGACATTCCTTGAGAGTGGCATTGCAAACTGGGCGTCGCACCGTTGGTCGATGGATCTTGGTAAGGTCAGTGACTATTACACGGTCGATGACTGCCCCGGTATGGGTGCATCGTTCGATTACATCACGGCAGGCGGCGCACCTGTGGAGATCAAATGGTCTGCCCGTGGCTATGGCTGGCACTACAATGGCGAAGAGATTGACGAAGCGCCTGAGAACTATCTGCTTCAGGTGCAGCACCAGCTGGCTTGCACGACTTCGGATCACGCATGGCTTGTTGCCCTGATCGATGACGAGCCGCGCCGCATGAAGATCCCGCGCAACGACAACATCATTGATGCAATCAAGCATGAGATTACATCGTTCTGGCAGTCGATTGCTGAAGGCAAGGAGCCTGAGCCGGATTACACGACCGACGTGGGCGCTATCACCAAGCTCATGGGCACGCTGCCTAAGAGCGATGTCGTGCTCGATGACGGAGACGCGCTGCTCTTCTTGGAATATAAGACTGCCAAGCAAGACGAGAAGTATGCAGCTGCCCGCGCCGACGAGGCTAAGGCTGAGATCTTGATGAAGGCCCGTGCAAAGCTGGAGCTTATGAACACATCGAAGGACAAGGCTTCCGTGAAGTGCGGAGAACATAAGATGTCGATCAGTGTGGTTGCTGATAATCCCGGCAAGGAAATCACGGCTGACATGGTTGGCACCCTGACGGGCAAGCGTTCTGGCTACACTACAGTAAGGATTACCTGATGAAAGATATTGTTATGATGAGGGTCGATAGGGATCTGCTGGCAAGGCTGCGCGATGTCGCAGCCAAGCACCCGCTAAAGCCTACGCTTCGAGCCGTTGTCGAACGTGCCATTGAATTAATGATTGATGATCTAGAAGAGGAATTGAAAAATGCAAAGTAATGAGATGGTTCCCGTGAAGCCGATAGATCGGTTTAAGCAGGAGCTGGCCATGCGCGAAGGGCATCTCCGCAGCCTTCTCCCGCAGTCTATGACAGTCGATAAGTTCCAAGGCATTGTGGTGGCGGCTGTCGCTGACAACATGGACTTGCTGGACTGCGACCGTGGTTCACTGCTGAAGGCGTGCCTGAGCGCCGCTGAGCTTGGCCTGTCGCTCAATAAGAGCATGGGTGAGGCTGACATCCTGAAGGTTTGGGATGGCCGCATGAAGAAGAATGTCGCGCAGTTCCGTCCACGTTATAAGGGATTGATGAAGCTGGCGCTGCAGGCTGGTGAGGTTCTGAAGATCGAGAGCCGTCTGGTATATAGCAAAGAC